CGCATTGATCAAACACAACACAGGAAAGGAGAGGGGAGATCCCATGAGCTGTCCCGTTGCCTGGGGGGCACAATTTTCCTTCAAACCATGCCCCTGATGCATAGTGTGCCCAGTCAGACACTCAATAAGAAGGTTTCGAAGAGAGGCGGGGAGAGACATGGCATCAGCCAAGGCCTCGGCCGCAATATTCGAAAGTCGACCAGAGATGAGATCAGTAGCTGATTTGTAATCTCCGGAGACAAAGAAGGTACCCGGTGCGAGGGGCTCATAGAAGGTCCGATTGATATCATCAAGGGTGAGGGGAGCACCAATCAATCGGAAGGTGGAATGCTGTCGAAGATGACCATGGATGGCTTTCTGGAGGTAACGAGCGCGATAATAGCGCTCCTCCGAGCCAGCTGTAATGGTACGAATCTTGAGAGGTTCAGCTAGTCCAATAATCTTTGCGTCATTGCCCAAAGTCTCGGGTTGCGAATGACGGAAGATATCCCGGGAGGACCACCGGTGTAGGAAGTCAGTCATCCAATGGACCACTCGAACTCGGGTGGGATGGATGGACTCCTCCGGTGGATCAACGCCGCAGCGGCGAAGGATCGGACGAAAAGCAGAACATTCAGAGAGAGACTGGCTTACAATGAAGCTCCAATCAGAAATGAATTGCTCTTCAGGTTGGAGGTAGGAAAGGGAGGAAAGACATCCATCACCACATCCACCGTCACAACCTCGATCGAGGGAAACCTGTCGTAACTCCGATAACGTATAAGGTCGGAGTCCCGGGACATCTCCCAGGTGTTCAAGTAATGAACAAAGAGCAGGTTGCTGCTTAGCAATCTGGGCATGTGCGCCTCCATCCGCTCGAGTCATGTCAAAATGAGCATTACGGGAGGGAAGAAGGAGGCGGGGTTGCTCACAGAAGGGACGAACAGTAGAGAAGACTTCTAACACAGTTCGTCGGACCTGTCGGTCCAACTCTTCTGGCGATATTGGGAGATCAGATCCATCAGCAAGTACGACCCGCTCGGCAACGATTACCGGGGGAGTCGTGAGAGTCACAAAGGACTTCAACTCAGCTGCTTGGATCTGCTCCGCCGACATCGCGGCCGCAGACCTCTTCATGTAGAAAACAAACGATTGAGAACGTGCCAAATCTCGTTGTATCCACACACACAGGTTGAGAGCGTAATCGATGGAAGACCGGACCCTTCGAGGGATCAGATACCGGGATCGAATAGCTCTCTCTATGAATGGAGAGGGGATAGGAGGCAACTCTATCTGATGTTTTGTCACACTATCATAAGGTTTTGAGAGTGCGTCAAATGTTGCCAGCTTCAATTTAAGGAAGCTCTCTGCGTGTCCCTGTGTATAAAGGACAAACAAGCCCAGGAACAGGGCGAACCAACTCTCCAGACCAGGGAGAGTGGGAACGGTCTCTTGAAGTTGAATCCAACCGAGGAAGGATTCTACATATCGAAGAGAATTATCGATGCTTGCAGACAATCGATCTTCCGGAGACGGAACCGGATCTGGTTCAGAAATCTTCGGGGATAGTAACTTTTTCCGTTCATAGTTACTCTTTCGGCGGAGGAATTTGGAATATTCCCTCTGCCACGCGTCCCATTGCTTAGTCAAACATCCTTTCGGTAGTTGACATCCCATAGCAATGGACTCGCGTTCAGCTTGTTCACCTCGGACCGCACAAAGAGTGCGGCCAGGAAGAATGGCTTTATACCAGACACTGATCTTTTCTCGTAGAGAACTGACAATGTCACTTGTGATCGTCGGAATCGTCGAGCGACCAGGAGCAACATTTCGTTGTTTTTGTTTTAGATGTCCAGGGGGCTTTGGCTTTGCCACCCTGGACACCGTCGCTTGAAG